CGCGCTGCTGCTTGGCGGTCTAGCGCCTTCATGCCTTCGCTCATCCGAAACCCGTAACCTGGGTCGGCTTGGAAGTCTTGCATGGAGAAATCACGGGCGTATTTGCCGTAACCAGCGGCAGGCGCGGCGTTGCGCCAAAAATCGCCCTGACGCCTAGCGCCGTCAGCCACAAAATGCTCATACGCAAGTTGTTCTGCGTTTGCACCGGGCATCATTGATTTGGATGCCACCCACGCTTTTGCGTCTGGATTGGCGTTGAGGTACGCACCTGCGTTAAAGTTGGCAAAAGATTGGTCGTACCGTGGGCCTAGACCAAGCAATTCATTCAAACGATTCTGCGCGGCAATACCCGACGTGCGAAACGGCGCTTGTAGTTCAATCTGCTTGTCAAACATCTGCTTTTGCAGATCGGCGGCATAGCGAGCGGCGGCGGCAGAAGTATCTGCGGCTTGAGTTGTTGCCTTGGATTGTTTCGATGCTGGCCCCAAACCAACAACGTCAGCTACTGCATTGACTATGCCGCCCATGATGTACTCTCCAACTTAATGAGGCCGCCATCACGACTGACCTCTTTGAAACCAAAATGATGCGCTAACCGCAAAGACGCTGAGTTGTCAGCGTAGATTTTCGCCACAATGGTTCCATGCTTGCAACCCATTGTACTGAGAAACTTCGTTACTTGACCACGAATGTTCCAACGCCCACGGCGTTCTGGAACTACGAACAAATCAAACTCGTTGTCCTTTGCCACAAACGCCCCGCCATCAAACAGCGTGATGTCTAAGTTGTCCTCAACCCATTCACGCAACCCTGGCGGCGCAGCAACGCCTCGACGCTCTAGCAAGTAACCACAGATCACTTGCCAAACGTCATCAGGTAACTTCACGCCCTGACGCCCGAATGTTGATCGCGCTGGCCGTGCCAGCGATGGTTGAGATGAACGCCGACGGCGACAGCACTTGGCCGACGATCTCAGGGAACGTGTACACCTCAGACGGTTGCAGCGTCTTGAGTTTGGTGATGAGGTTGTCGTTGCCCGCTGACCCTGCTGCCGTCACCAAGTTCACGCTGATCGTTGCGGCGCTGGCGCTGTAGTTCGTCGCCGTAAACTTGTCGATAATCGTTGTGACGTTGGTCGCGGTGTATTGCGTCGTCTGCGTGGCCTCAGCGGTCTTGGCCGGGATCAGGACTTTAACAGTGACTGTCATGCGCTCACCTGTGCAGCAGCAATAAACAACTCATCCACTTGCGCGTCGGTTAGGCCCAGCATGGTCGCCAGCGCGTTCAACGTGGGGCTTGACCTCTCCCAATCCGCCGCATTTTCGAAAGCCAACCGCTGCACATTGCTGCGCGGCAGGGTGTCGATATAGGTATGCACAGCGTCCAAGTGCCCGGCAGCCGCAAGCGTGGCAAGAGCTTGAAACCTCGTCACGCTGCTGGGGATGGATGGCGGTGGGGCGATGTAAGGCTCAACAACCACGCCCTCTGGCAAAACTGATGCAAGGCAAGATTCCATGCGCCCGTCATCAAGCACGCGATATGCAACTATCTGAGTTGCGTCTGTGTATTGCCAGTTCATAGTTCGCATCCTGTAAACAACAAAGAACCAACAGTATTTTTGGTGTAAAAAATACCGCACGTACCTAATGACGCACCAGAAGTTGTGATATTTACCAATGCTCCATTTATGCCAGAAGATGCAGCCAATACAATGGCTGAAACTGCATTGTTTGCATTGTTATATCTTACAAAAAAATCAGCCGCAGCACTTGCTGTAATTCCAGTTGGTGGAACTCTTGTTGTTACTGGAAATTTACAATATGCAATTAGTGCTGTGGCACTATCAAATTGCCCAATGCCTATTGGTTCATAACACGATGTACCACTCATGTTGTATGAATAAGCAGGCAAATACCTTTGACACAACGCCAACTCCATCCCGTAAGGCCTTGTTGACTCAAATGTCGTAGGTATTGGCGAAAGCTCAAGCTGCACCTTTGATACCGTACCAGTCGAAATCTCAATGTTGGTATTAGTGCCGCCAGTAATGGAGCCTGTGACGCCAGACGCTGACAGCGAGCCCGCGCCGATCTTTGCGGTGGCCGTGCCGTTCCACGACAGGCAGTAGGTGCCTGTTTCGAGGTTGATACCTTCGATGACCTGGATCAGCGAGCCAGCAGAGATCGTCAGCGTCGTGACGTTGTCGACGGTGGCGAATGTGTAGGTGCAGCCCGACGCGCCGCCCTTCCAGCGGTCATGCCCGTAAGCACCAGCGGCCAGCGTGACGGTGCCAGAAACACCCCTTTGATTTACGCTGAATCCCCCGTTGATTAGCCGGTTGCGAAGGCCACCAAGGGAACCGCCATTGGCAGAAGCCATTTGCACGTTGCCGCTAAACGTGCCTGTAGTGCCGCTTACTGGCCCAGAAAACGTGCCATTGACACCAGACACATTGCCACTAAACGTGCCTGACGCAGCAGTCAATGCCCCGCTAAACGTGCCTGTGGTGCCAGAAACTGCCCCGCTAAACGTGCCTGATGCAGCAGTCAACGCCCCGCTAAACGTGCCTGTTGTACCCGACACCGGGCCGGTAAAAATGCCGCTATTAACTGACGAAACATTGTCAACAGTCCAGATCAGCGCGTTATCGGAATCGTACAGGGCCAACTTGTACAGCGCGTTATCTAGCCATACGTCTGCCTCGCCACGCGAGTCCAAGATGACGGGATTGGTATTGGCTACAGTACCAGCGTAGGTGGTGTACGTCGCCAAGGGCGTCGTAGTGCCCGCAGCGTAGCTGTACAGCTTGCCACCAACCAGCGGCGTGCCGTCGTCGGCGAAGAATTGAATTTTGGGAACTGGTGTAAGTGCTGCGGTCATAAAACCCTCAAACAGAAGTGACGGTCTGCCACGCAGAACCAGAGTAGACGCAGAGTTTGGCTAGTGTAGTGTCAAAGATCACAAGGCCGGTAGCAGGGCTACTGATGGCGTTCTTCTGCGTGGTGGTCAGATTGGTAAACTGGATGCCGGTTGGCGTGGACTGCCCCGTGCCGCCGTTGGCCGTTGGCAAAATGCCGCTCACATCAGCAGTCAAGCTGGCGCTGTTTTTTGCCGCTAACGTGCCCAGTTCATCGCGTGGCGCAAGATCATCAACGCTGGTTGGCATTGGTACGGGCGGCGCTACGTCAGCGTAAGTAATGCTGGCAGCAAAACCATCCAAAGACGGTGGCCCAACTTGCAAGTCGGTCAGCGAGGTGGTGTTTGACCCCTCACCTGTCAAATCAAACAAGTTGACAAAAAACCGATACCACTCCCGAGACATCAGCCCCGTCTTTGCGTCAATCACCGGCACTCGTGGTGCTGGAATCTGCGTGATGTTGTTAAGCATTGGTGCCGCTGACCTGAAGTTCTGCGCCCATGATGGCGATTTTCACCGGGTCGGTGCCCGACACTTCGTACACCCGGTCGCGCAGCTTGAGCGTCATGCCCAGACGCCGCCAGAAAGTTCGATGCCCATAAGCGCCAATTTTACCCATAGGCGACCAATGTTCATTAGACCAAGTGTGCCCACCGTCATCTGACCAACGCAGCATAACTTGGGGGTCATACCCAGGCGCAGCGGGGTAACTTATAGTCACCAACTCGTAACCGCTAATGTCGGTGTCTGATAATTCATACTGCCCAAGCGGCTCAAAATTGTCCCCCGCCTCGGTAGTTAAAGTGTCACCCAATTGTGTGACTAAATACGTTTGAACATATTCAGCAACAAGATTTAGGCCCGCCTCGGTGTCAATGTTTTCGCTGTCGTAAGCAGGGTACAAATTCAGCCCAACGCCCGTTTCGCAATCCAATTGCAACGCATGGTGCGCGGTGCGCTTGAGGTCGTTCTGTCCCGTGGGGATCGCCCGCCAAGACCGCAACCATTTTTGAATCTCACCGTTGTCGGCGTAGGTGTCAAGGTCTAGCGCGTAAATGTTGCCATTTTCGTAGTCGCCAACAATCGTCGTGCCGCCAAAGTTGCATTGGGTGTTGGCGCGGTGCCGAGTGAATTGACCGTTGTCAAACCCAGCACGCTCATGCCACGCGCTGGTTGCCACATCAAACACCCAGGTGGCCTCGGCAAAACTCAGCACATAAAAAGCGTGGCCTTCTTGCTGATATGTGTAGGCTACAGCCGTGCTGATGTCGGTGTACTGCGCGATGGCGTACTCAATGGCGTGTGTGCTGACGCGTTGCGCGTTGTAGCCTGCGGTGCGGTAGACGATGCCTTGGCCGCGAGCGTCGGTGCCGAGCCACCACAAAGAGTTGTCCAACTTGGCAACAGAGTAGGCTGCAACGCAACCAACCTCAGAAAACGCGCCTTGGATGCGTGTCAGCGGAAAATCGGCTAGGCCTGCGTCGTACCAGACTTCGACCGAATCGGTGCCAAACAGCCACGCCTCTCGGTTGTTGACGTTGACGGCCA